AAGTTTATAGTCTTCTCTTTTATACTCAAAGTCTGGATCGTCATCACCAATCAAACCTTCTGATTCTGTTAAGCTACTTACATCATCTTTTGCTTTTTGCACATTACTAAAAAATGCTGTTGATTGTAATGCATTATTAAAATCTGCTTCAAAAGTACCACCTGCTTGACCTATATCTTGAAAAACCGATTGCAACTTATTTATATCTGTACTTAAACCTTGAGGCAATACATTACGAGATCCTACAACATTATCTGCATGTATTCTTGCACTCCTATCCAGTTTTTTTAACTGAAGTTCTGCTTGTTTTTTTGCTTCCTCCAAACGATTACGTTCTGTTTGTGATGATGCGTTAGCTGCCGCTCTTTCAATGTCGTCTCTATATCTACGCAATGCATTCTTTTCAGCTGTTTTATGACGATTACGTCTATTGATTTGTTCTACTCTAAACTTTTCTCGTCTATTAAACTCCTGCACTTCAGCACGTTTCTTTGCTATGTTTATATTGCCAGATCGTAAATCTTTCATGTTACGTGCAATCATCTTAAGATAATCATCATAAGATTTTTGCTCCAACTTCAATACATCCAACGCAGCCTTACGTGCCTCTACATCTGATTGATATGTACTCAATGCTTCTTGATATGCAGTTTCCATCGCACTGTTTATTCTGCGAGTATTCGACTGCATATACATATTTACAATCTCATTTGCTACTTCATATGACATTACTTATTCTCACCATATTGTTGTTTATTAGGCATTGTAAACAATCTTCTTAAACCAAGTTCTAAATCTCCACCATCATATCCGCCTAAAAATCTTTGACCTGTTCTATTTAAATATCTATAAATAAATCCCAATGGATCTCTATCAAATAGTCTTTTATTTTGTACGTCAGCTAACTCTGGATTTAAACCATCAAGCAATCTTTGTAAATCTATATTACCTCCAATAAACGGAGCCAATGCTTGTTGTACCATTGCATCGCCAGAAGTTACACCATCAAGCCCCAAACCTTCTTGTGTTTTGCCAGACATACTAGCACCTTCAACTGCCTTATAGTTTGGTTCACTTGACCCAAATAAAATACTAGCTGTCGATGATATAACTTCTTCATCCTCTTTGCTTGGCTTGTCTCTTTCATATGTTTCTTCTGCAAACTTCATCTTCGCTGCAATACCACCTGCTTGCGTTAATCCTTCACCAGCTGCACCCAACATAGACATCACAGCCTGTCGCTCCATTGCTTTACGCTGAAGCTCTTGTTGACGCATCATTGCTAGTTGTTGCTGTTGTTGCTGTGCTACAACTGCGTCTCGTTCTGCTACTGCTCTTTGAGCCTCTGCTCTAGCAGCCTCTGATGTCTGCTTCAATGCTTGTTGTTGTCGAAACGCTGCACCTTGACCAATGTCTCCTACTGCCTGACTGGCACCAAAACGTGCCAATGCTTCTCGCTCTGCCGTTTGTACCGGAGACATAACTTGTGTGCCATACACCTGACGATCTTGATCTGACATACCAAAAGCAGACTCTGCTTCCATGCGTTCCAACTCTTTTAACCTACGACGTTGCTCATCAGTCAACTGTAAATCAGATGCTGCTCCACTTGCACCAATAGCTCCAGACACACCCTTTATCAAAGATCCACCCAATCCTGACAACAATGCCATCTCTAGTCCTGTTAATGCCATACCTTACCTCACATATAAAAACATTCTAATGATACTGACCATGATACATTCTGGCACATACCTGCTGTCGATTCGCCAGTTAGTCCAATCGAATACCCTCGTATTTGACTAGACACATCCAATAATACCACACCATTTGTAGTTCTAGTCCCATCTATTACAACATTGTTAGATGTTGCTAGTTGCTCATATACCTGATGATATACAATGCCATCTGTAACAAACTTACTATTTAATGATGGACGAATCTTTGTATTACCATTTGTACCATCACCATCTATAGGACTTTGATGTATCATTGCCCACTGAAAAAAAATCGTTGCAGGACGCAAAATGTCAAACGTTATATTTGTATATGGTATAAACGCTCGTTTATCTGTGCCCGTACGATTTGTTAACCACCTCGAACAATACGAAAGATTTTGAAATATCGATCCATTATTTCTACCACCAAACACACCTGATACATTTACAGATATATTGCTTGTTGGTTCATAACGACCTTCCATTATATGATGAGTGTCTATCCATTGACCCGTAGCAAAATCCGAGCCTGATAACTTAGCTTGTTTCTTTTGCATCGCATCGATATTGCTACGTACATCAGCAGCATTCGCTACCTCTGATGCTGCAAACGTTTTGGGGAATGTAATACTCATTGTTCTCTCATTACCAAATATGCCATATAACTACGAGATACTGTATTCGTTTGTACACCCGATGACGTTGTTAATAATCTCCAAGAGTTTTGTGGAGGACCTAACACAGAATCATATTTTTGGTCCAACAATCCTCGCATTCGTAAACGCAAACCATATATAGTTATATTGCTGTCAGGAGCATAAATCCAATCTCCATAACCTGTTGCCGGCACTGTATTTGTATATACTTTTGTATTTGACGTTACTGTATCGTACAATACCAATGCATGAGGAACAATCGTACACCCATATCCTTGTGATGTATGTGTACCATAAGATGTCAAACTACCAGGACTTCCGGCAATACCTTGATCAAAATCTCCTTGATTAGGAACTGCTTCCCAGCTGCCACCAAAACTGCTTTGGTATTCTAACCAGACTGCCCACACACAACCATTTTTATCTTGCAAACTTACAGGCGCACTATTGTTTACTACTGTTTGATAATCAAACTGCCAATACACTCGAATCAAATCTGTAGTTGTAACAGGCTGAACTACTGTCCAAGTTTGAATCGTTACTGGTGCATCAAAAGGTGAACCTGTTGCTGTGTTTGCTGATGCTGTTACTGAAGTCGTATTGTTATCACTAGCTGCTGCAACCAATATAATGCCACTTTTTCCATGACTGTTATTCAAATCGAAAGAAGGTTGATCGATACCCTCATTGCGTACATTATCTCCATCCATAGGAAATGCAGCATTTACTTCTGTAAACTGTTGATTTAACTGAGTAGATGTATAACTAGATCCCCTCTTTATAGGATCCGCATTGGTTATTCTGCTCATCGCCACCTCCCAATAAACAGATGCTGCATTGATAAAAGCGTAAACAAACATCTAGTATTTTCTGTGTCACCTGCTGCTACAGATCTAGCTTGTACTGTTACTGTATTCGGAGACGCTGTGATTGGAACATCACAAACCATTCGATATGTAACTGTTGGTTGCGATAGTTTGTATGCTACACATACTTCAACACCATCAAACAACAAACGGATTGTTGTAGATTTTGTGCTGCTTCTTTGAGTATTTTCTGTGTTGTTATACACGTGACACGAAAACTCCCAATGTAACATTCCATCTTTCATATCAGACAACGTAAACTCATCTACAGTTACCCATCCACCACCATACGTATTGTATGTAATACCTTTAAAATCACTTGCTCCTGTTACAATCGACGTATCTTCTAATGCTGTATTGTCGCCACGACGAAATATCTGAACATAGTGAAAAGCCTTGTCCTTCTTTTCTGTTTCATCAAACTGATTTACTGGTGTCATGGTGCGATCAATCCCACCATTCAAGCTACTTTTCTGTGTATTGTATCCCTGATTAAACTGCTTGTAGTCTATTATCGCATTGTCACGAGGATAACCTTCTGTCCACTTCTTGCTCATAACTTCTTACCTTTTATGATTCGAGTGCCAGCTGCCGTATAATCAATCGCATATCCAATCACATGCATGTCTGCTGTTGTCTCTATCATAAACTGAAACCAACTACAGGCTTTTGTATATATGTCATATCGCAACATTGTAATCAATGGCTCTTGCCAACTTGCTCCGCTATCTAACTGTGCAACATTGTACACAGGTTGATCTGCAATATCAGCAGGCTGTTGCCGTAATGCTTGGGATGTATGCTGTGTCGTATAATCATAATCAGTAAAAAACTTCAATGGAATGTCTTGATCTCCACCTGTAGCCAAGTAAATATACACACCATGTATCTTTTTTTTGAGCGATGCATCACCCATATCCAACCATGCAGATCGAAGAATCGATGTCGGGGCTGTCAAATCTACAATCGCATCTTCACGTTTTGTCTGACCTGCACATCGACGATGAGATAACACCATAACACCATGCTGATTGGTTGCTGATGCCGCAGCATCGGACATACCAAAAAGCACGTCACCTGTCGCATTTACAATCATCTGACCCATCGGGAAGTCTCTTGTTGACCAACTCTGTTTATCTGTATGATACACCAAAACCATATTGTTT